TCTAAGTTTGTTATTTTTCATTCCCTTGTTCTCTTCTTAACTTCAGCTCTAACTTTATCTCTTAACTCTTTATCTTTGATCTGTAGAATAGCATTCTCTACACTATCAACTTTTTTAGCTTCAACTCTTTTAATGCTAGATACATTTACTAAATCTGTTCATAAGTTGATAAACTTGCTTCTTTCTAACATCATGTTTAACTCATTAAGAGTTAATGTTGTCGGATAGACATTATCATCATAAGTGTAAATGTAACTTAATTCTTCATAAATCTTGATCTCATTCATTTTTATACAGTAGGAATTGAAATAACTTTAGGTTTGTATTCTTTGATTTTGTCCATTATTACAATGTAATAAGGTACTCCATCTTTGTTTTTTCTATTGAGCTTAGCTATTGATAGTATCTGATTATTCCAAAACTCATCTTGTTTAATGTAGCTTAGAATAGTTATGAAATTTTGTAATCAGACTTGTTTAATAACTTTTTCAGCTTCAAGCATTTGACTATAGATATAATTTAACTCTCAATGTTTTTTGACTAGATAAGATATATTTCATGTATTAATATTACTTGTAATATATTTATTAACTATATCATATAACTGAGTATTATTATTAATATATATAGTCAACGATTCACTTTTTTGTTTTGTTTTAGTAGTTTGAACCTTGTCTTTAATAGTGTGGCCCAGTCTGTTTTTTCAAACAGTGTGGCCCTGTCTGTTTGAACAGTCTGGCCCAGTCTGTTTAACAGTGTGGCCCACACTGTTTTGATTTCACAACATTTTTCTTTTTCTCCTTAGATTTAGATCTAAGTAATCAGACATTCTCTCATCAATTATTAATTTCTCAATAGCATACAGAACAGCTTTACCATAAATCTCAACTCTTTCATTAGGATTCTGATGCTTTCTAGCTATCTCAATAATTTCATCTGAGATTCTGATCCTCATTTTAACTCTTTACAAATGTTAAATTTTTCTTAGGTATCGGATTTCATTGTTGGATTAGTTCTGTTCACTTTAACTTAGCTAGATAGAACCAACCCCCAATACACAGAACTTCATGACAGATGCCTTGCTCATCATATCAGTAGAAGTTCCTACCATTACCTTTACTTGTAATTTTGTACTTCATGATACTGTAATTACCGAAATAAAAAGTAGTAGAACCTTTCTATAAGCGGTAACTAAAAAGCACCAACTTATAGAGTGATATTGGCGGTTGCAGTACCAATAGCACTCTATAAATCAGTGCCTATTAAATATGCAACCATCCATAGCTTTTTCTCAGTAGAACCTTGTTTGTGTAGTAGGGTAGTAGAGAAAAGAAAAAACCTATGAATATCATAGGTTGTCTAGTAAACTGATAGAACTCCTATCATCTATCCATTGCTAGCTAGAAAATCGATTCTAGTTAACAGGTTGAATAGAAATTTACATTGATCTCTTGGGTAAGAGATACTTAACAACCTTTGACAGTGATATTATAGTCGTATTTTTTTATTTTGCAAGATTTTTTAGACTTTTTTTTACATGAAAAAGATTTCATAGTTTAGAACTATAAAAATTAATATCGGATTTTCCGATTTTTTTTATATTTTTAAAGAAAATTGTAAATTTTTTAGCTCTTGGTTATTATATCATAAATAAATTTGAGTAGTTGATATATTTTTATGACCTAATAACTTTGCTATATTGTAGATATTAGATCATTGTAATCTCAATAAACAAGTTGCATAAGTATGTCTGAATTTATGAGCATAAATATGGATTCAGAGTTTTTTACTCATTTTCATGAACATAACTCTAGCTGATGATGTATCCAGTTTTTCTCATCTTTTAGAATGTTTATTATTTCATACAGTACAAAATAAATATTCAGAATAAGTAGTCCTTTTATTAAGATATTCTTTAGCTAAAGAGAGTATCTCAGGCTTTAAAAAAGTCCACCTATGTTTTCATCATTTTCAGATAATTTGGATACTATCTTGAACATCTTTAGTCTTTATATTCAATGCTTCATGTATTCTTAATCAAGTAAACATAAGAATATACACTAAAAGTTTATTCCTTAGCTTTAATTCTTCATTATATCAGAATCATTTATTAACAAAATTCAGAATTTTTCTTTTTTCTTTATCAGAAAAATAACCTAATTGTTTATCTTCTTCTTTAAGAGTTTTAATCTTTGATGGATCAATAGCTTCTCTACCATTATCTCTTAAATAATTAAGAAAAGATTTTACAGCAGATAATCTTTTGTTTATAGTTTTATTATTTAATTCTTTTTGAGATAAAATCCATTTTTGAATAACTAAATAATTAATATCTTCAGGATAATCTATTCATCTATATCAAATAGATCTAATAAATCTATCAAATTTTATAAGTGAATATCTGTAACTTACTGCAGTACCTTCAGATAAACCTAATACATAAAGTATATAATCAGTAAATAATTCTATCATTGCTTTAAATAGAGAACTAAAATTATTATAATTCTACTTCGTTCTCTACTGCACATTTTACTACACATATATTTATATATAAAAGTCAATAATGGAATTAAAGGTAAATTCTATATTTTGTGATAAATTAAAGTTAGCATAAAAAGTCTTGTAAAGGTTAAAATTTAGAATATAATTAATCTGTGTAGTAGAGATAAATCAGTAGAACCTTACTTTTAAATAGTAAGGTATTTTGCTATTATGAAAAAAACAAAAGAGTTCATAGAAAAAAAATGGGAGCAGAAATTTAAGGCTCTAAAAGATAAAACAGAATTTAATCTAAAGCTAAGGCAACAGGATTATAGGGCTAAAGCTGAAGTAGATATTGATAAAAAATTAGAAAAATATCGTAAAAAGACTGCATCTTATCTAGCAAGAAAAAAATTAGAATATGATCGTAAATGTAAAAACGAAATAAGACAATCAGAATGAAAAGAATTAAGAACATATAAGCTAAAATCTAAAACAAGAAATCAATTATTACAATTTGCTTTAAGTATAGCTCAAGAAAATGCTAAGCTAAGAGATACTGATGAACAAGGTAATTGAGTATGTATTAGTTGCAATAAGAAAACATCATGGAGCAACTGACATGGCTGACATCTCTTCTCAAGAATGTTACAATGGGTGGCTCTACGAAAAGAAAATATTAATTTTCAGTGTAGAGATTGTAATTATACGACATGACCAAAATGAAGTACAGTAATGAAAGAAATAACAAATCAAGTATATAAGAAAAATTTGATTAGAAAATACGGTTTAGACCGTTACCTAGAATTAGAAGAACACATGCAGAAATGATTTGCTAATATTGATAAGTATTCACCATCTTATACCTTCTTAGAATCTTATATACCTGATTTAATAGAAGAAAATGAAAAACTCCGAAAAACTAAGAGTTTTTATAAACCATGAAAAAACCGAAAAAAACAATGGGAATCATTTGTACTTAAAAATCCTATCAAATGATAGTTTTTATTATTAATTTATAACAACCATGAATAAAGAAGACAAATTACTAGCAATTATTGAAAAATGTTTAGGTATCCTAGAACAAAAGGAATGAGATATACAAATTGAGAGTGTAGAGATTAACCCTAGATTAATAGATGAATTATATGATAATGATGATGAGATAGATGAAGAATGGGAAGAGGTAACTGAACATGTAAAGGATTATTCTCCTAATACTCTAAAAGAAGAAAATGAACATCTCAAAAACCTAATAGATCTGATTTGTAAGACTTTCTGATTTGAAAAATATGTAACAGAAAAATGATCATTATGAATTGCATGGGATAAATGATTATTAGAAGAGATCGCTAAAGCTAGAAAAAAATTAGGTAAGTAATTTATATCTTAAATTAGATATGAATGCTAACAATGAAGCTCAGACAGTTATTTAAAAAAGGTAAGCTCTATGAAAGAGAATGACTTTTTTACACTACAATCTGCTATGAATCTCCTATTATCAGAATAGAAAGAATCTACAAGAAAAACGACAAGAAAGAAAAACATAAAATGCACATGATGCTATTGGATCTATACTTTGATTATGAATGGGAATGAAAACCTTTGAGTACTAGACAACTATGAGAATTATGCTGAGTAACTCATCCTATTATCCTAAATATAACTAAAGAAGCATTTGCTCATATAAAACCTAACTTAGAACCTAAGATAGAATTACCTGAAAAGAAAATTTACCAACATTAAATTTTTGTGTATAGTACTAATACCCATTAGGGTGTTTTCTTCTTGAACTTCGTTGTTTTTGTCGTTTTGTAGAAGAGATTGTAGCAATACAATCTTTTCTTTTTTTTAAAAACTTACCACTTTTTAATTTATGATTATATAATCATCGTTTAATTTGTTGTACTGACAAAAATGAAGAAGAACGAGAAAACATTAACTCAAAAACAAAAGATGTTCTGCTTAGAATATCTCAAGAGCTTTAATGCTACTGCTGCATACAGAAAAGTCTATTGAGTAGGGCAAAAATCAGCAGAAGCTCTATGACCTAAATTATTAGGGAATGTTAGAGTTGCTGAATACCTTGCTGAAAAGACTGAACAGAAAACAGAAAAGCTAGATGTTTGAGTAGATTATGTACTACAAAATCTAAAAGAGATTGTAGAAATATGAATGGGTAAAAAAGAGGTTACTAAAAATTGAGAAGATGTTAAGATTCTTGATCTTGCTAATGCTAACAGTGCATTAGAAAAATTATGAAAGTACAACAAAATGTACACTGATAAAGTAGAACAAGATACATCTATCCAATTTAAAATTGTATCCTTTAAAAAATGAGAGAAATAACAATCCCTTATCACTTTGAACCTAGAGATTATCAAATACCTATCTTTGAAGCTATTGATGAAGGTATTAAGAGAATCATAATGGTTTGGCATCGTAGAGCATGAAAAGATAAAGCCTGCTTTAACATAATTGTTAAGAAAGCTGCTGAAGATGTTTGAATCTATTATTATGTGTTCCCTACTTATTCACAAGGTAAAAAAGCTGTATGGGATTGAATTGATAAAGATTGATGGAAGACAATTAAACATATACCTGATGAGATCATTAAGAGAAAAAATGATACAGAGATGAAAGTAGAACTTATTAATGGTTCTATTATTCAGATCATTGGTTCTGATAATGTTGATAGCATTGTTTGAACTAATCCGATTTGAATAGTATTCTCTGAGTATTCACTTCAGTCTCCTGCTGTATGGGATTTCTTAAGACCTATATTAGCAGAAAATGGTTGATGGGCTATATTTAATTTTACTCCTAGATGAGATAATCACGCTAAAGAGTTATTAGATATGGCTAGAGCTAATGATAAATGGCTTGTATCTATACAAACAGTATTAGATACTAAAGCTATTACTCCTGAAGTATTAGAAGAAGAAAGAAAGGAGATAATATTAAAAAACTGAAGTGATGCTATCTTCCAACAAGAATATTACTGCTCATTTGATGCTTGAATTGCA